ATTAGATATCAAGACTTTGAGTGATCTAGGATTATCAGACGATACGCATGATGAAGCAGGTGAAGGATCAGAACCGACACCAGAGAGCAAATCGAAAGGTAAGCAAACTCTTAAATCGTTAAACTTGGATGAAAATGAACATCCAAAATCTGAGATCGATCCAGACACACTGGCGGCACATGCGCTAGTGTGGGATGATATCGCAAAAATAGAATCTGTTTCACAGGGATGGTCAGACTGGATACCATGGTTCGGGCCTCGAAAACCCGAAGAATTTGTGACGTCTGAAGATTTTGAAGAATATGCTACAGAGATCGAAGAAGTGGAAATGCCAACAACGCCCGTTGTTTCATTAGATCCCTTTAGTGTAGTATCAGAATATTCCGAATATGAATCACTCCCGACAGAATATAGTACACGAAGTTCAACTACAAGTGAAGTACCAAAAGTAAGCTCTTCATCCACAACCTCAAGTTCTGGAAGTCGAGTTTCTTACAGTGATTCCACAAAACGTTTTCTTAAACGCAACCCACCCCCAGATGAACCTTTTGCTCCACATATTAAAGATAAACATTGGAAGGAGTTTAAGAAAGCAGGCGGAACACAGGAAGCTTTTGAAGCTGCACAGAATCACATACCCTCGCCAGACATACCTTGGCATACTCTTGTTCGAGATACGATTAAAGGATTGTGTATACAACATATTCTCTTTTTAGAAAGGTTAGGCCTAACAGGTCAAATTTTGATATTTATAGAATCGTTTGTAGCCACAAAACTTTTAATAGGCGCTTTGAAGATGGTCGTCAGTACAGTAAGCAATGCCATTACAGGCAAATCCGCAGAGAGCTTTGAAGAAGAAGATGAAGACAAACATCTCATAGCCGTTGAAGCAGATGGTAAGGAATATAGCAAGAATCCGGATAGTGTACAACCCCGTCCTTTCACGAAGGAGCGTGTTATAGTAGCTCAAAGTGATGATTACCAGAGATGGAATAGCATAGCTAAACAATCACGATTAGCACGGCTATTTGCGGAAACAGGAGAAGTGTTTACAACTCGAGTGTTTTTTGCGAATAATCAAGAACTAGTAATACCCTCTCATTCGGTACACGGTTCATATTTAAAATTGCACATTTCAGACGCTGAGGGTAGAGAAGAAATTCCTTACAATTGGTGTGCACTTAAATGTACAAAGTTAAAAGACAGAGATTTGATTCGGATTGTGTTGCCACAAGCAATGCCTCATATTAAATCGATCGTAAAATCCCTTCCCCGAACCCCTTTGCATACAATTTCAGAACCCATGAGACTTATGCGAGTGCAAAGTGACACAACGGAAGATATGATAACAATGGTTACAGCTGGTAAAAAGGCTGAGTATATTGATCAGAGTATAACCAGTGTATATCATACTTTCGGAGGTGATATCAAAACCGAGTTCAAAGGATATTACAGAGTTACGAACGGCAAGGGATTAGGCGGTTATTGCGCTTATCCTTGGATTTCACGAGACACTAAGCATCATAATACCCCGATTATGGGAGTACATATAGCTCGGGAAGGCGATTACGCGTTGGTAGCACCATTGTTCCAGGATGATTTCACAATGAATGGATCAATGATAGAAGCCCAAGGATTCACACTGGAATTGTCACCTCCCGTAACAGGAGCGTCACAATGGTATAAGCCCACAAAAGGGACTTATATGTCAGGAGAAACTCAGCTACGGAGAAGTCCGATTTCAGAATACTTACCTGAGACAACCTTGGAAGTAGCACCTGCTATGTTAAAAACCTTCAAGAACGAAGAAGGAACGGTTATTTCGCCTTTAAAGAAAAATTTTGAGAAATTCGATCGATTTCACGGACAAGCCCCGCCAGATATTTTAGTGCATATGCTAGAACAACCGGCAGTATTGTTTAAAGGATTGGTTCCCGATGATTATACTGAACCTGAGTTCACCGTTGATATGTTTGATCAGTATTTTGAACAAGCTTTATTTGGTGATTCGGATTTAGGAATCGATTCTTTAGATTTGTCGTCATCATCAGGACCCATGCATGTACAGAATGGAGTAAAACCCAAACGAAATATGTGGGTGGATCTTGATAAGAAGACGTATGATCCAGAACTCAAGAAATTAGTTAGACATCGTTTTGATATTTATGCGAACGGAGACTATTACGCGCAGACAGTGAACGGTTGTTTGAAAGATGAACTCCGAGGATTTGATAGGATACAAGCAGGCAAGACTCGATATTTTTGTGTCGGTTCTATAGAAGACACTATTATCGTAAAGATGATATTTTGCAGAGCTTTGGCTTATGCAAAAAAATTTCGAGATGCTGGATCTATCACAATTGGAGTGAATGTTCACAATCATCAATGGGGTAAACTTTATAAGCATATTATGAAGTACGGCCTCGATCGCGTGATAGGTGGAGATATTGACGGATTAGACGTGAGCACATCACGATTTTTCGGTCAGGTACTCTCGATTTTCTTCCATTGGTATATGAAACTTGAGAGCGGATCTTTGATGAGTCGACTCGTAAATGGAATTTGCACAACGTTGGTGACAACGGTCCACTGTGTGAATAACATGGCTTTTTTAATGATCAGAGGAAATTCGTCAGGAAATTGGTTGACCTCTTTTTTTAATTCGGTGACAACATTCGTGTTCTTGCGAGTGTGTTATGAATATTTGAAGCGTGAAAACAATTCTGACAGAGATTTTCATCAGGACGTTGCAATTGGAATATATGGTGACGATAATTTAGGAACAGTGAATACCGATAACTCCTGGTATCACAATCGTTCTATTGCGCTAGCTATGAAAGCGCTATTTGGAGTAAATTTTACAGATCCGTCCAAGAAAGGATTTGTATCAGACTTCTTGCCTCCGGAAGAACAGGTTTTTCTATGTAGAACCTTTAGAGAAGACAACAACATAATTCATGCACCGTTAGCCCTGAGTTCCCTCTATGGCTGCTTGCATTGGATTAGACCAACGCCGGAAGGCGATTACATAGAACCCATCAAACAGAATTTGGCGCAAATGGTAATGGAATTGTCACATTATCCAGAACCACAAGCATCAAATATCTACGCCATAATCAAACGAGCGGCGTCAAAGGCGAACATTGATATGCCACCGCTCGACATCAAAGGCGCGTTTAAGAACCGCATGAACTCTTATAGTGATTGCGGAACTTACACCGTCAAGTAAGACCCAAACTAGGTCAGCTAGTACCTGTAAACTAGCATCGTCCGTGGTCAGACGTAAAACGAACCCCTTAAGAGTGTGATCTGTAGCACGCAGCTGCTCTTTTGTGAATCAAGTAATTTGTGCTTAAATTACTCACCGTACCCTAAGGATTAATGTTGCCTTAGGAGTTTGAACCTTGAACATTGCCACATCCACCAATTTACAACAAGACACGTTAGCTTTAGGAAGCTTACAGCACGCGGTTTCGGTCGAGAATAAGACTCGAACCTCGTACATGGTAACATCAGAGTTGTCCTACCAGTCATGTCCAGATTATGACAAGTATACGCCCGCTTATATAGATGAAACCCCTACAAAGTTAATTACAAGAATGTTCCGAATCCTTACCAACCAGCCCATGGTGACCACCACTTTCTCTCCTTATAATCTTTTGTTCAATATATCACCCAATCCATTTGGAGACCCACGATATGGATTGAATGGTTTAGAATATTTCCGATATTTGAAGACAGGAGTGCGAGTTAGAATGGTACCACATGCAACACCACAACACTATGGCTCCATAGTAGTGTCGTGGTACATAGGATCAGGAACTTCACGAGAATGGATCAATGCGCATCCCATCACCTGGGATATTTCCAGCGCAGAGGTCCTAGAATTTGATATACCGTATATTAACCCAGCCACATTTCAGGAAAAGTCCATGACAGTCGCAGAGTTGCCAACCGTACTCGTGACAGTCCTGGGAGTTTCAAAGTTGGACTCACAACTGCCAGACGCGACTTTTAGCGTTTTCACCAATTTAATAGAA